AAGTAAAGCTCCAACCGCCGTTACCTGCTCCTTTTCGGAAAGCCATGCTCTCAGCCCACGTATAAGGATTCTTATAGATTAAAACAGTAGGCGCGCCTTGTACAAAATTATCAGGAATATTGATTGCGTGTTTCCAAACTAAACAATCATATTGTGGTGGTCTTTGTTTATAAGGATCTTTCGGAGGAAACGCATCGTTTGCTTTCCAATAATTCCATGTATCTTTAATCACTCGATCGACGATTGTTGTTCCTGTTCTTTGAATACCAAATTGAAAGTAAGTGTACTGTCGATTTGTTTTATCATCTTCTAATTGCCACATATTATGCTCTCCTATAATGATCTCTAAATGAATCTATAAATTCGTAATTTACTTCTGCTGCGTTGTTCCAAATTGTTGAACCTCTTAACCAACCAATTGCGGGAGTAGGATCAAGAATACCCATTGGAACTTTTGATTTTCTTTGATCTCTTAAAAAGAATTGATTATCTACTGCTGACCAAACACCTGTTTCTTCAATTTCATCTAAGAGTTTTTGTGCTGTTTTTGGTGTGATTGCATAAGCGTGTGCACCTTCATGACCTGCGAGATCTCGAATCGAGTCTGGTGGTCCAGCTAACTCGTGATTGTAGTTTTGAGGATCTTTGACTTTATATCCTAATACACAAATCATATTATCAGGAATCTCAATGTCATTGATTTCATGAAGCATCACGGCGTCGTGTTCAAAAACAACACCATCTTCACCGCTATCGGCGATCATCTTCCAGATCTTTGCGTGACCTGCTGAACAGAGTTGAGCTTTAGGTACGAGATTATTTCTTTCAATATGTCTTTTTAAACCAATTGAATTCCATGCGTCGTTGGGATCTGTAGGAAGTGTAAAACCTTCAACAAGTTCGTATTCCATTTTACATTCTGAACAACTCGCTGCTGCAAACTTTGCGTATTCTCGAGACTTTTCTTCGTTATGATAAAGTATATAAACTTTCATGCTACTTCCAATCCTGTTTCTAATTCAAACAACTTTTCAAAATCTCGCTCGTAATATTTCTTTACGGCGTCTGTTGTTTTTTCATCATAATATTCTTCAAATAAACTTTGATCTTTTGGCGTCCAATTACCTTTGTGATTCGGTAAACTCATCGAAGCTTGAACATTCTTTTCTTTACAGAAGTCTTCAACGTGTTGATCTAATTTATTATAAAGCCACCAAGTTCCACAGTCAGCACCATCAAGTTTACTATACTCTGTTTGAAGAATACCATTTGATATGTCGCTTTCGTGTTTTCCTTCTTTAAACAAATGTCTGAATTCTTCTACAGATTTCTTTTGACCTCTTTTCAGAAAGAAATACAAAGACAACTGTCTCATAAAAGGATTACGAATAACACTTAACACTTGATAGTTATGAGCTTGATGTCTTTGAACTAAACCGTTATCGACAAGTTCTTGAAGTGTTAAGTGAATCCAACGATATTGATGACGATATTTATTGATCACATTAATATCTACTTTATGATCTCGAATTCCGCAATCATTTACTTCAGTCCATTTATCAGAAATCTCACAAAAATTTCGAACAAAGAACTCGGCCAGACTCGAGCTTGCATTCTTAGGAATGCGTAAATATAAAAATTGATGTTTATCACAAATTACCATAATTCCTCACAGGTTTTTAAAATCTCTCATATTAATTCGATCCCAAGGCAACAAACTCTTAGGATCATCTGATAGATTATAGAGTTGTACATTCTTTTCTTTGGCTTTAGCGCGAAGTCGATCTAATAGAATACCCATCATTGCATCACCGTGTTTCTTATACTCAGGTACGTTTCTGAATTGCCACAGAGGATCAGGAATTCCTCGTGTTTTCATATCATAACCTTTACCATAGAAAGTTGTTTCGCCTTCTGGACCGGGTGTATAGTTCATATCAAATCCTAAGAAAGCGATATGTTTTGCTTCAAGGTGATACATAGCCCAGTATGTAATTGTAAAATAGATAGGAAGACCAAGATGAATGCGTGCTTTTTCCCACGGCATCTCAGCCATCTCTACATATGATTTTTTAAATCCTCTTGCGCCTTCACGAGAAACTACCTCTTGTTCGCCTCGAGTTCGAGTGATTTCATTTTTGTGAGGATAATCGCCGGCGTGAAGAAGAATATCCCACTTATCAGTTCCTCGCCAAACATTATTCACACCACAAACTGTTACACCACGAGTTTGCATGTCATTGATTTGAGTCATGTTTTTACCACTTCCCAAACAAATTACTTTATTCATTTCATTATCCTTTCATCATTAAAATCTGCAATTAACATGTCTTTATATTTGCGCCAATAATGTATTAAACTTGCCTCCCATCGTTCTTCATGAGGATAACGCCCCATGTGATAATTCCAATGTCGATCCATTTCATTGTAGACATCAAGATCTCGAACAATTTTATTCACAATTGCTTGATCAAAATTTCCTAATGAAGTTTCAAGTTCTGATCGGGTGTCATGAAGATGTTGAAGATCCTTTACGTATTCTGTTACGTATTCGTACACAGATCGAGGAAAAATGATTACGCCTGAATTAATATGACCTTTGTCTTTAAACCATCCCCACGGACCATTCGGATCAGAATTACGCCAACGATTCTGAGTCTCCATAAAATAAGCTGAGATGTAATTAGGATCATATTGACTAAAGATATCTTGAGCATCTTCTGTTGCGAGAATATCTGCGTCTATCCAACAGATAGCGTCATAGTCTTTACACCATCCTTCAGTGAAAGGAAGAAAGATTCCATAAAAGGGAGATACTGGATGCTCTTGATTTAAGAACTTATAGTCATGCTGATATGTTTCTGCATACTTTTGAATTGATCGACGAGAGTAATCGTGATAATGATTACTGTCATTCATAATGTGATGAGTACGTTCTCGCTTGGGAAGCGAATAATAATACTGATAAATTAGTGTTTTCATTTTCTTTTTAACAACTCAATTGGTACATTCACTGGCTTGTTGTTAGGATTATCTCGCATCCAACTCGGAAGTACTGCTGTGTAGTATTGTTTATACACAGACTCTACCATACCCGAAGATACGAGTTCATTATGTGCGCGTTTAACTCCTCGGTGTTGGAGGTCGTCGAGAATAACATAGGGAATGTCTGATTGTTTCCAGAGATCAACGTCTCCAGATACGATTGGATAGTCGTGTCCGCCATCAATAAACAATACATCAAATCCACTTACTTCTCCTGTCGTAATTTTTAAACTGTCTATGATTGAGAGATTAAATCTTCCACCAAACCTTTCCTTTACTATTATACCATTTTTCTTCGTGATGTCAAATTGACCGATGTCATATGATTTCACAACGATATCTGGGAAAAGTGTAAGTAAGATAGAACTGCTATGACCGGCGTTGAAACCGATCTCTACAATTCTTTTAAAATCAGTTTTTTCTTTAACTGTTTTCCAAAATTGAATAACTTCTGGTGATGGTGGCATGTGGCCAGTACCACCGTCGTCTGGCAACCAACTAAGATCCATAATCTAGACTCCTTCATAAAAAAAATGGGTAGAAACCTCTACCCATTTATTTATATTTCTTGCACAATATCATTTTTATGATAAATTGTGAGTTTTGATTGCCGAGGCCCTCCAGCTGCTCCTGCTGAGATGAGAACAGGAATCAGTATGAGAGCTAGAAATTTAGGATTGAACTACTCGTTCTCCTTTATAGAGAGTTCGAGTTTCTCAGTCATTAGGTGTTTTGCTTCTTCATGATAGCCTTGTCGATGTAACTCGGCTGCTGCACGTGCGTAACCAATTGTAAGAAAGGTTCTATGAATTGATTTCCAAATACCTGATAACGGCGCGTTGATGTAATTCATTACTGCTGTAGTCATTACACCCACCCTTTTAAATTTTCGTTTACTCTTGCGCGCTGATAGCTCGTGTCACCGTGAGCAATTGCCCAGATGTCTCCTCGAGCAATACCCATGTCGCTTAATTCGCGATCTGTGCAAGCCGATAGTTCTTTGATGGTTCTTTTAATCATTTGTTTACGCTTACGATTCGCTGCGTATTTTTCGAAAGCTTTTTTTAGAAAAGAAAAGTTAAACTTAGAATTTAGCCCGTGGCCATTGAATGTCGCTTCCATTGCGATATGCCTCCAATCTGTATGTTGTAAGTGTGTACTCAGAAGACCTTCTGAATATCTGTAATTATTTATTGAGAAAAAAGGTAAACTATTATTACTTTTTATGCAAAGCAGATATGCATAAATTGAATAGCTTAAGCATCAGTATATCCAGCTGTTTTGTTGAGCTTAAGTACAACGTGAAATTTACCATCGCCAATCACTCGAATATTACCGCCTGGATATACGTCATCTACAAAGCCATTAAAATCATAAGAACCAGTATTCAATAGATAGTAATGACCATGAAATCCACCGTTATCTGCTCGAGTAATATCGATTTGCTTGTCTTTCTTTGCGCCCCAGTAAATTTCTTTAATTGTTACAATAGCGTTATTTGCATCGAAAGTCTGATCCGGTGTCGCGAGGTCGGCTAAATCAACATCAACTGTTTCACCTGCTGAATTTGTCGAATAAATTTTAAGAACTGCTTCGCCTTTAGATCTTTTTAAATAGTGAACTGTTGCCATTATTTCTGCCACCCTTTAATGTATTCGTCTGAGAAGTTTGCTTTACTAAATTGTAAACGATCTACAAGTTTCAAAGCATTTTTACCATAACGATCGATCGCTACAAATCCTTCTTGCCCAGTTACTTCGTAACCGTTTTTAGTTTTAAGCAACGTTTTTAATCCACCGACACGCTCAAGTTTACGTATAATCAAGTGTTTGGCATCTACGATAAGGTTATACATCTCAAACGCCTTTTCAATGTCGGCTCTTTTATTTTGTTTAAAGAAAGCCATAGATTCTTTTTTCTTTGCTTCCCAACCTGCTTTACCCTTTGCAGATTTCTTTGTAGAGATTTCTTTATCAAAATAATCATTCATATAGTTTTCTAAATCTCGAACAAATCTTTTTACGTTTCGAATACGTTCTCCTTCTCTTACCTTTGTATTTACAAAAGCATTAAGACGAACGTTAAAATCTTTATTGTCATTCATACCGTTTAATGTTTTAGCCGGTGTACTACGGAAGAGTGTACCTGCTTGAGAAAGAAGTCTTGTGACTGCGTCTGTCTCAGCTTTAGTCATTGTTGCACTTCCCGAGAGATCTTTAAATACTGCGTCTACTGACCAAACAGAGCTTACTTTTTTGAAGTTAGACGCAATCTCCTCTCCAAAACTTGCTGACATTGACTCAAAGTCTTTTCCTCTGTAGACTGTATGCCAGACCACTCCAACATTGGATCGTTGAATTTCTTTACCAAGATCGCTTTTCGTCGGTACCGCGTAAACAATCGTATTAGGATGGAAAGTAATATGCGGTTCTCCATCAATTGTATCTTTTTCCAAATCGCCTTTATCATATAAAAAATCACCTTGTACTACATCTTTTATACCGAGTTTAGCAAACTCTTCGAGTGCTACCTTCAGTTTCTTATTCAAATCTCCAGATGTATCTGCATCAATATCTTCAGGTGTTTTATACACCTTAGGATTCTTATTAAAGATGCCTTTCTTTGCTACGAAAAATTTTCCATCACTTGGATCAATTCCTGCAAAAACAGCTGGTGCTCCATCCCACTTTACAGTGATGTTAACAGGAGCTTTTGTATTGCCCGCAAGCATATCACGAATACTACGAAGATAGTTGATAACGTTACGAGTTCCTTTCACTCCTCCGTCAATCACTGCATCTTCTGCGTGAGTCATGTGAAGATTCTTTTCTTCTGTAATAAACTTTTTAAAATTAATCATTTCTTATACTTCTTCACTGACCCATCGTCGCTTACTCGATAGGCATTAAAATCTACGTTTGGATATTTCTTTTTCAAAGCATTAAACATTCTGAGATTCGATACGTCATCGTCAAAGAATCTTACACGAGCATACTTATCACCACTCAAATATTTATGGAAAATAAATTTTTTGTTCTTTGCACTTGATCCTAAATTCAAATTACCTGCTCGCTCTACATATACTTTATCAATATCAATACCTGCTTTTCTAAAAGTATCTAGAAATACTTTCTTGTTATCAAAATCTGCACGTGCGGTTATGATAATGACCTTAGAACCTTTTGCTGAAGCTCTTTGAATAATCTGCTTTGCTTTATCAATCATCTTCTTCATAGGAACAGATGTTTTTGCAAAGTTTTTCGCGTCTTTAAATTCGCCGTAATCAAACTTCTCGCCGGGCTTAAGCTTATGAGTGTTGTACTCTTTACTTTGTAAAACTTTCACGACCTTGCCGTCTTTATCAATGACCTTTACTTGCGCTTTCGTTTTGAAAAGCGTGTCGTCGATGTCAAATACGGTAAGACCGGGACTATTTGTTTTTTCTGTGAGATATGTTCGAAACGACTGCATTGGTCATGACTTCATCATTTGTTGGAATATATCTTCTACATCTTTAGGTATATCTAAAGAAAGAGGAGACTTACTACCTTTGACTTTTAAGTTAGCGATCGCTCGAATTTGAGAGTTTCTTTGTGTCGGATAAAGCTTTGTTCCACCTGATCCTGAACGAGTCAGACGAATGACGATCTCAATATCAGCTTTGAGTTGAGGAACATTTAATTTTAAAGGATTGTCTTTGAGATAGAATAATCCCATTTTACCGATTTGCATGTAATAACACTTTTTACGAGCATACCAGTTATGAATAAATTTTGAGTTATAAATGACTTTAGTATTAATAGGTTTTAAGAGACCACGGCCTTGAAGTTCTGCCCAAGCTTCTTTAGTTGTTTTAAAAGGAACCTCGTAATCTCCGGCTTGTTTGTGAAGTTCAATCGGCTCGAGCTTCTTCATCTCTTTGATCCACTCGCGGATTGGTTTTTCTTTCTTCTTTACAGCCTCAATAATCATCTCAGCTACGTCATCTTCGAGATCTTGACCAGCAGCAGAGAAATCATATTTCTTACTACCTTTATTGATTTTTACAGAAGGACCACCCATCTGTGCGTTTTTATCCATCTTAATCTCAACTGGTACATCTTTACCATCAAGAGTAAGATACATATCAACAACATTTGAGGCAAAGCCTCCTGCGTTATCAGGCTTAAGTGTAATTCTTTTGTCTTTTGCAAAAGCTCGACTCTTCAGTGTAGTTATAACAGCTTTTCGAACCTTTGCTTCGTATTCGAGACCACCTTTACCAACACCTTCTAAGTAGAAAGATTTAAAACGTTGCATTGCATAACCTTTTTATATAGATTTTTTGATTATTTATTCATCTTCATCTATCTCAAGGCTGAAGTTGTTTGCAAAAAACTCGGGTGTTCTACCCTGAAATCCAGCTCCAAGGTTTAACTTTCGAGCTATGATATGGGCTCTACTCTTTGTCATTTTTTCAAGGCGAATTCGAAGACCTGTGTCTCCTTCTTCTATATAAGGTTTTCCGTTTTGTTCAACAACTTTGTAACTCATCGCTTTTCTCCTCTTTGATTGGTATGCTTTTTTCGACAAACTTTTTGTACTTATCGAGCACTCCATCGTATGCTTCTGCATCTGGAAGAGGTTCTTTCTCTTCTGTGATATTAGACCATACATTGGCGTGCTTTCGATTAATACTTTCCCAGTAGTCTCGCTGATCACCAAGATCAGTGTCGACTGAGATTGCTTGTACTGGACATTCGGGTTGACATACTCCACAATCGATACATTCGTCAGGATGTATCACAAGCATGTTTTCTCCTTCGTAAAAACAATCTACTGGACAAACACTCACACATGTTGTGTGTTTACATTTAACACAGTTATCTGTGACTAAGTAAGTCATTGAAGGTCTCCTGCTGAGAAGAGTCCTTTCTTGTTCTTGCTACCAAACGATCCCTTGTCAAACACAGGCGTGTCTGCAGGAGAAGGCGGTGTTCCTTGTTGAGGTGGATCTTGTTGGACGTTACCTTGAGCGCCATCTTCAAGATCATATAGTTTCATTTTCGAGCGATCAATTCCTACTACAAATCTGCGATAGTAGCTGAGATCGCCCCAACGATTCTTAAGTTGTTTGATCATAATCTGACCAAGGTTATCTAAGTCTTCAGATGTTATGAGTCCCAAAATACAATCAGCAGTATGAGTAATACCCATAGACTCAGAGGTATTGGTGAGATCAACATCAGAGTTGCCGTAACCGTCACGATTAAACTGAGAGCTAGTAATAACGGCAGCATTAAATTCCATAGCGAGTCCACGTACTTCCTCCGCGATACTTTTTACAAGTGTATATGAATTTGCTGCTGCAACACCTCTTACTCGAGATGAAGCGCAGATGTTAAGATAATCAATAAAGATGACGTCAGGTGTAAACCCTCGTTTCATACGTAATTCATTGAGTAAGTGTCGGAAGTGACCGACGTGAGCTGAACCTGTAGGATATTCTTTTACTACAAGTTTACCCGTTGTTTTACTTTTCAATCGATTGATACGTTTCTCGTAAACATCTCGAGGAAGAATCTTGAGATCGTCAAGTGTAATATCAAGCATGTTTGCGTCAATACGTTCTGCAATACGTTCTTCTGCCATCTCCATCGTGATGTAAAGAACATTTTTACCTGTAAGCAAATAGTTTGCTGCTGCATGGCATTTGACTAGAGATTTACCACCACCAGTTGTAGCTAACAACACGGTCATGCTTTTACGAGGTAAACCACCTTTTGTAACTTTATTAAGAAGTTCTAAATCAAAAGGAAGACGTTCTTCTTTCTTGTGATAGAAGTCATAACGTTCTTCGTAGTCATCGAGATAATCGTGACCAATTGATGTATCGAAACTAATTGATAATGAATCAGATAAGAGTTGAGGAATAGAACCTTTGTCAAGCTGAGTGTCTTTACCATCAATTACAAGGATCGCTTTACGAATTGAATTAAAGAGATCTTTATCTTGGCAAAACTTTTCAGTTTCTTTAACAAGCCATTCTAAGCTCGTACCTTCATCTGTTTTAAGCTCGTCAATCGAGCTCATTACATTTTTATATGAATCTTCGTTAAGATCTGTACGTTTATCTAACGTGATTCGCAGAGCCTCCATTGAAGGAGGCTCCTTGAATTCATCCACATACTCAGAGTATGCTTCGAAGATTTTCTTTTGACTTAAATCTTCAAAGTAATCTGATTTAATGTAAGGATATACACGTTGATAGTACTTATCATTAAAGATTAAGTTAGCTAGTACTGTTTTCTCGATCATTTTCTACCACTTGATTGTTGTCATCGTCATTAATAATGATATTCCCGCCAACGGAGAATGCATTTTTAACATATTCTTGGAAATCTGTTTTCTTAAACATTATATCCCAAAACTCAGAATTGTCAACTATATCTTTAGCGCGTAGATTTTTCTCGGAAATGATTTCACCAGTAGCTGGATTCACCGCTTCGTACCAACCAACTTTTGGTTTACGAAGATAACCACCCTTTTCGGCTATGTCCATTAAACCAGACCATTTAACGATACCACCTTCCCAAGATACAGAAATTGGAATTTTAGATTTCTCTTTAACATGTCGAGATTTCTCGATGTTAATTACGAAATGGTATCCCTGAATCTCAGTGCCGACCTTATCCTGTTGGCGACCAACAATCCAAATAGAATCAGCACTATAATAGATCCCAGTACCGCCAGACACAACATCTTTAGGAAATAGACCAATCTCTTTGTAGGTGTGGTTAACCGCGATAAGAGGAATGTCTTTAAGGTTAAGATGTGGTGTAACAATACGGAACAAAGATTTAAGAGCTTTCGCACGAGACATATCAGCAACAGACTTACCATCTAATGCGTCTTCCACTTCTTTCTTTGATGCTAGGTTTCCGACCGAATCAATTACAACAATAACCTTATCACCTTTTTCGATCTTGTCCATTTGTTGAGTGATATCAAATTTCAGTTCTTCAACATTGGTAATCGGTGTGTGAACTGTACGTTCCATATCGATACCAAAAGATTCAAAGTAAGTCTGAGGAGTACCAAACTCTGAATCATAGAAAAGAAGAACTGCGTCATCATATTTTTTCAAATAAGCAGCTGCCATCAATAGAGCAAAAGCTGATTTGAAGTGTTTCGATGGGCCGGCCAAAACAAGGAGACCCGGCGTAAGCCCACCATCCATTCGACCTGATAGAGCAACATTCACCATAGGAACTGGTGTAGGCGCCATATCTTTTTTACCGAACACTTTAGACTCAGTGATCGGAGCGGTCATCTTAATTGTACTATTCTTTACAAGTTTATCTAAAAGACTCATGATCCCTCCACAATTTGTAATAATTTACTTTTATAAGCATTAATCTTTGCGACACGATCTGGCCAATAGATAGTAGACTTGTCAGGATTTTTACAAAGATTATCCAAGAACGGCGTAATGGATTTGTAGAGGAGCTCGAGACGATATTCAAATTCCTCGGCAGTTACTTTTGCGTCGGTAACTTTGTCTTCAAGCTCTTCTTTAGCCCTACGTTCCGCCTCGATTTGTTCATTAGCGGCAGCTTCTTTTTCTTGAATTTCTTCATCGATGAAACTGAAACCAAAGTCAAAATCTAAGACTTCTTCGTAGACTTTTTTATCCATTTGCTAGCTCCTTGAAGATCGAAAGATCATCGTCGTCATCATCCATACTCATCGTTGGTGTTGACTCTGCAACAGGAGCAGCCGGTGCCGGAGCAGCCGTTTGATTATTACCCATGTTGCTTAGATCTAGATCATCTGCATCATCTACAGCTTGAGTAGGCGTAGATGGTTCAGCATCCAATGCAAGAACTCGATACAGTTTTTCTTTCAACTCAGAGTAAGACTTGAAATTCTTAGGATCGACAACTTCCTGAAGAGAATGTTGTTGATTCCATACTGCTTCGATTTTATCATCATCTTCAAATAGAGGTGATGGTGCATCAAATTCTGATTTATCGTAGTTAGGATAACCTTCGAACTGACGAATTTTCAAACGGAAGTTTGCACCTTCCCAGAAATCAAAGGGATTTACTCGTGCTTCATCTTCGAATGAAGGATTCATCAAATCATTGAGTTTATCAAAGATCTTTTTACCGAAAGCGTAAAGGAATACTTTACCTTCGTTCTCAGGATTCGCGCTATCCTTAATTACAAGGATATTCGAGATATACTTCAAACGACGTTTTTGCTTACGTGCTTGATCTTTATCAGAATCAATTCCACTGTTCCAAAGTTTAGAATTATATTCAGAAACAGGATCGTCTTGATTCAGAGTTGTAAGAGAATTCTCGATATACCATAGACCGGTTGGACCTTGGAACCCGTGATCCCACATACGTACGAAAGGCATTTCTTCACCTTTAGTTGCAGGCAAGAAACGAATGATAGCAAAACCATTACCTGCTTGATCGCGGGTTGGTTTCCAAAATTTACCTTCGTTGGGATCTGAGTAGCTCTTTGATGCCATTTTATCGAGCTGACTGTTCAACTTATCAAGTGAAGATGAACGTGATTTTTTAAGTGCGTCAAATGACGTTGCCATAAGTTTTCTCCTTTATATAGCGTTATATTGCGTTTTATGCGTTGTATATATGCCAACAATGTGTTGACCATATATTTATATCAGAAAAATTGTTCACGGATAATATCCTTAAACTTTTTTTCATCAATCTCTAAAAAAGGCTTGTACTTTTTCAATAGCCTTATTATATCACGTGCTACGATTTTGTCAACTATATTTTTTTCCCAATAATCGTGAATGTTTGCGATATGAGAAAGAATTGTAAACGTCTCAAGTGATATTTGTTTTTGAAGGTATGCCGTCATGATCGAAGGGTGTTGGCCATCAACCGTTTGAAAGTTTTCAGACCAGTTATCCTTAAGTCGTGATATCTCACTCTTAAAAGTGTATGTTAAAGAATCAATTCGCTTCTTCCAATCATAATAACGAGCTTCGCCCGTTTCTTCAACAATATCACGGATCCATACATCCGGCTTTACAATCATATTTGCAAGCATGATATCTTGTGGTTTTTCAGTTTGAGAAAGTTTATGAAAGAAATAGACATCAGGTCGAGTTCTAAATTTTTCAAAACCGGCTCGTACTTTTCCATTATACTTATGATAGTCGTAACCATCAGTCGTAAAATGTTTCTTCATTGCGAGATAATTTACATATAATTTAAATGTAGTCTCATTCGCATAGCTGTGTGATATCAGGCTCATCTCTTTTAACCATTTTCAAATCGACTGCTTCAGAACGAACCTTTTCTTTAAGAATCGAAGACTTCTTGACGATATCTGCGATTGTCTCAATCTCAACGTCGTTCTTTCGAGCATACTCACATAGAGCATCAATATAATTAATACCGTTCGCGAGCATCTCTGCGATTTCATGATGTATTTTTTCTGGTGATCTAGGCGGCGTAATCATTATCCGTTTAACACCTTAATACCATTAAGCCAATTGTTACATGCATCTTGAATATAACTGATGCTATGACCTTTGATTACTTCTTCTTTTACAAAATCGCCATTAATATAATAACTGATAGAGTAGCCTTCTGTGCCAACCTCGTAGACGTCAGCTCGAAGCTGTTGTCCATTTCTTTCTCCGAGGAACTGGTCAACTTTTGCTTCACTGCTCATTGTTCTGCTCCTTTAAATGTTTAATGTTAGATGTAGCCTTTTCACTACCGCAACTCTTGCAGTAATGAATTGTAATTAAATATTTGTGCTTGCCAAACATCACAGTTGTTTCTCCAACTGTTATATCGATACTATCACAACAATGTAAGAATGTCAACTGTTTTGTGCTAACCAATTTTTCCATGCGTCTTCAAATCCTTCTTCATGATATATTGCCTCGTGATTACCCCAAAGTCTCTTAAAATATCCGGGATAACATTCACGCATAGTCTTTTCATCCACAAGATGGCCTTTCACCATCCAAAATACTTTACATATCTCTCTGAGATCAGGCTCCATTTTCTTCTTCTTTTGTCTTGTATTGCCACTCGTCTGTATGGCCAACACTCCACTTGGGTTCTGTTTCTACACAATAGTTTTGAGTACAAACTTTAAAGTCGGGTTGAAGAAGCTTATCAGGTGTTAAGGAGCTATCTCGCCAGATAACCCTGTTGTTAGGCTGAGCAGCGAATTGACCGTTGTCAAGTCGTATAACATTGAAAGACTTGTGTTCGGGATCATGTTCACTGAAATTTGTGTCGAGGACGGAATGATCGCGGTGACAATTGTCGATGGTGAACTCGTACTCTCCATCGTGCATCTTGCGATCCTTTCCAAAATAGGAACATCGAGACAAGAGTGGTTTTTTGGTAACAGTAATGTCATAATCAAAGCAATCCCAAAGCTGAAGAACATCAAGAGGTAAAAGATCCCCATGATCAGTTTTCCAAACGAAAGCCGAGATAGGTAGTTTATCATAGAGTGCTCCGTAGTCTGTAAGTAAAGTTTCAAAATATAATGCTTTATATTGAATGCTCTTCACACTAATCCATACGCCGGGCGTAAATTCTCCGTGACCTTTGTCTAAGTCATACAAATATTCTTTACGAACATAAACGGGTATAGGTGGTAAAGGATGTACTAGAAAAGCCATTATATCTCCTCGAATAAAACGTTATTAACATATCTGTTTTTGTCTTCCTCACTTATTCCCATTGCTAAAATAGATCGATGTAGATGTGGATTCATCTTTTGGTTCTGACAATATTTGTTTAAATTATATCGTGTGTCGCGAATACTTTCAAACATATTTTCTTCAATATTATCTAAATAGTAGTCTACTAAATCTGATGTTACATCTACAAATTGATTTAATTCTTCTTCATCATTGATGTTACCTACAGCAAGCATATCTTTTGAAAAAATTTCTTTGGCCCAATCAGGTAACTCACGAGGTTTATTCCATTCGAGCTTTTGAACTCGAGCATTCATGTAATCATTATATGGATGAGGAAATCCGTGTAAAGGACTAAAGTCCATGAAAGATCCCGTGATCTTTTTCGGACCTGCTACAATGTCAAAACCAAGAATTGGTAATTCAATTCCTACTTGAGGAAATACGTTAACGTGCATTAACCACAAACCTTTTCCGTCAGAAGGAATGATTGTTTTTAAATGTGCTTTTCGAATCTTATCAGTTTTCCAAAACAAGTCTCGCCAGTCTTTAAAGTGAAGAGACTCGTCATATTTTGGATTATCAAAACGAATAAAGTGTTGATCAAATTTTGTTTCAATATTATGTGCTAGATTGTTCAGCTGTGTCCATAAGGGATGCATATTTTTTCCTTAGTGCCCAAGAATTCTCTCCAACTGGTTCCCACACTATATCATCACCTTCTTGCAGATCAACAGCTTGAAGAATATCTTCTGGTAGTTCGATGAAAAGATCCCCAGTGAGGGGATCTTCCTGAACTGTTAAAGTTTTTGTTTGAATCATTTTTGCTTTTTCTTTCGGTGGAGTTGAGCCCATTCATTAAGCGTTCGAGTTTCAATTACTTGCTTCGTCTTTCTACGTCGATGTCTTGCAGACTCACTTCGAAGTAATCGCTCGCCGCGTTTGATAGGTTTCGTTTCAATGTCATCAAATACTGGGATTTGTATTTCCATTTGTTTAGTCCTCCTTTATTCATCAGCTCATCTCCGCTGACAATTCATCAAACAACTGAGAAGCAAAATCAAAACATATTTTTGCTTCTTCAGCCATACTATCATCAAGAAGTTTACGAAACTCCTCGATTAAATAAGGTTTTTCAAGTTCAAATTCGTACATATGACCTGATCCTGGGACTTTCTTTTTAATCATCTGTCCACCATGAAGTTCACCGAAGTGACGAACATACATATGAGCAAGTAAACCGTGTTGATCTTGTTTTTCAACCAGCTTGAGAATATGATCGTGATACTTTTGTACGGATGGTGGATAGTTCCCGTCAGGCACTAAATTGTATTCTCGTTCGAGTTCTCGAATATCTGTCCAGATACGAGACTCACGTCGTATTGGTAATAGATGTGATGGAATTTCTGTATGAGCTTCAAGTATTTGGTAATTCAAATACTGACAACATAAAAATTTGTGATAGAGTTTAGGATCAATCTTACCGCTTAATAATACTTTTGCAAACGCTCTTCTTTCTGCAGCTTGGTGATGAGCCCATGTTAATTCTTTCAATTTTAGAGACATTTTGATCCTCCCATTCTTTATAGTATTTATAGGATCACGAAAATTTTTTAAATGAAAATGCCACTTTTCTGTTGCTAAGCAAGTGGCCAGCTCCCTGTGATCACGCTGCGAGAGCGTATCCAGATGGTGCTACGTTGTCGTTTGCACTTATGGTTTTTGACCGAATAACGTAGGTCAACACGATAGCCTCCACTCAACTCCAATCGTTCGTCGATCCTTGTTCTGCCCCATCATAAACACACTAAAATTATTGTCAATGTGTTTATGGTGGAGCAGCGCGGTACTGCCCCGCGGTCCGATCCGTCTTTATTTTGTTTCAACGGCTATAATCTATATATTACTACTGTATCTTTAATATGTCAAATACTTTTTTACTGTGACATTTACTGTATGTATAAATAGGCGTGGAAGATCAAATTTTTCTTACCTGACAAGTTGAAAAGACAACTGGCGCTCGCCTCAAAAAGCATCATTACTAAACAAACTACTAGGAGACACACAATGGCTTGCTTAGCTTATGCTAATGAATTTGGCCGTGTAATGATGGGCATCTTTAATCGATCTTCAAAGAAAGAAGATGTCGCCCTCAGAACATGGGCCAACGTAGAATATAGTAGAGATAAAGACTACGCCTACTATATGCTATCCAAAGGTAAAACTCCCAACTTGAGTTAAATCAATGGGTGGAGATTTACTCGCGTACATTTGTCTTGGTATCTTAATCGGCATATTCGTGCTTATTATACTAATGGCATACGGTTACATAGAATAAAAAAAAGGAAAAGGGAGTGCACTCCCTTTTCCACCTGGTTTTCACGACACCGATATTTCACGGGCGAATATATTCACCAGTTATTAAGCAGCCTTAAGAAGGCTAGGGGATACGGTCCACAATACGTTTCGACCGTTTGTCTGACGAACCTTAATTGTCTTTTGGTTTACTTTCTCGATGTTACCTTCGACAAGTTCACCCATTCGGCTCGTAAAAGACACTTTTTGTCCTTTGTAAAAGTTAAGCGCCACTTCTGCTTGAAGGCTGCGCTGACGAGCTTTTACTTCAGAAATAATTTCGTTAAGTTGAGATACATTCGCTGTACGGATAGTCTTAAGAGTTGTTTGGTTAATCATGGAAATTCTCCTTTCGTGTGTGTGTTTTTCCATTTGATATATCTAATATATACCTTATCAAATCAAATGTCAACCGTTTTTTTCATTTTTTTTGATAAAAATTCAATTTTTTTCTTGAGAGGCATGTCTATATCTGGTATAGGATCTGCACACCAGTGAAGAAGTGCTTGCCTCTGACGAATTCTTTTAGTAATATCACCATTACCATTTTTTCGAACTTGTCCTGAATGACGAGCTGTAAATGAACGCCACCTTTTAATCTGCCAATCGTCATAGCCTTCAATACGACGGCCTTTAAAGTACCTAGCGTACCACTGGAACCATCCCATAGGATCGTAAGGTTTGATCCATCCCGCTTCTTGCCAAGCCTCGAGTGACTGCGAGCACTTAGGAGCAAAAAGATTTGTCTTAGTGATGATGGGAGTTTGATCGAAATCTCGTTTCGTTACATCGGTTCCTTCACCGTAATAAGATCCATCAAAGATACCCAGCTCTAACGCCTCGTAAGGCGTAAACATAGGTTGAAAATCAACCCCAGTCTTTGAAGTTCCCAGCGTCTTCATTATCATTGTAACCTTTTGTGTAAGCAGTGATTTCTTCAGGCGTCATATCAATCAGTTCAACGCGATCAGATTGATATGTAGGGCCAGTAAAGTAATGAGGTTTGTAACCACGACCATAGTAGCTGTCTGCTGCACCACGATCGTAAGGGCCTCCGTGACGTTTATCATACATGATTAAGAAGCCTCCATTACATTCCAACATTCCATAAAGCTATCAGCAAGAGTGTTGAAACACTCCATAAGGTATTCAGTTGAATAGACACTCGCAAGAGCAAGAAACATGTCTGCTTCGACATAGTTCCAAAAGTCAGTAGTACCAACACCTTGAGCTACGTTTTGATCGCTTACGATAGCTTTATCAAAAGTATCAATGATGTCAGTGTGAATTGTTGAACCGTTTTTAAGTTGTGTGTTTCTGTACATGTGTGTGTTCCTTTCCATTTACTATTCTATAATATCATAATCGAAACGAATGTCAACCGTTTTTTTCACTTTTTTTGAATTTTTTTTTCTATATTTTTCAATACTTGCAGGAAATTTTTGCAGTTGGAACGACAGAATCCCGAACGTCGTCAACATTTTGAGGAATTTCTTCCATTTCTATGTCGACGTCAAGTTCAGGCTTGCAGTCAGGTTTTTGATTAGTACAACCGATGAGTAAGGATAGGAATAATATCGGTATTAATTTATTGAACGCGTTCATAGTGAACTTCTTCTACTCCGCAGGGGCCATAGACTTTCTTCAGTTCACCAAGGTTCATGTCTAAGAATTCTCTATCCCAGTCATCGCCGAGATAGGCATCTAAATTCCAGTCTCTTAATTCGTTAAAATCTACGACATCAGACTTACCGTCATTGTCGCCGTAACCGCTTATCCAGGTTACTTTATATTTTGTAAAGTTATTAGGCATATACACCTCCGATCTCTTGATCAAGTATTTCAGATGCTGTGCCATAATCAACTTCATCACCTACATAAACATCAATACCTACAATTTTCATGATGCTATTGATAGCTTCTTCTTTAGTGATAATTTGATCTTTATAAGCTTTACTGATCTGTTCAACTTTTTCTTCAACAGTATCGTAAATCCATTCTTTTGTTTTACTCATGTGTGTGTTCCTTTCTATATATAATCATTTTATAGTTATATAATATCATAATCAAAACAAATGTCAACCGTTTTTTTCAATTTTTTTCAGCCTAGAAACCGTTGAGTTTATTGAGTTTTATAAAGAAACTTGTAATTGTTTGACACATTCAAGGGCGAGAGGGACTTCAAGCTTAAAAGCTTCCTTTTCCCAAGGCTGTTTTTCATAATCTACTTTTTCAGAAATTTTACGACTTTTCCATCTATAATAGTCGTCCATCTCACGTCGAGCATATTGCTTCACATGTACCATTTCGTGACACACAGTTGTAATGAGATCAAAGATCGATAATCCTTTTTGGATTCGAAGCTCGAAGTCTCGATTCGAATCTGACATCAGGCAATCACCCCAGATATCAATATTCTTTTCAATACTAATATCAATATTGATTGATTTCATCTTAGGCATCAGCTTTTTAACGCACCAATAAGCTACTTCCGTAACTACTTCGCGTTCTTTTTTCTTTCCACCTGTTACCTGAACAGAAATCATTTGATTCTCCTGATTCTTCATATATTCTAATATAAACTATCTCGATGAGAATGTCAATAGCTTTTTAAAATATACTGATATATCTATAAAAATCAATTATTTGAGAGCTTTATCAAGGTCTCCGTGGTTGTTTGTATGTGTAGGAGCTTCCCAGCCTTCAGGCTTCAAGAGATCAGGGAGCCCAAATGGATTCGGGCGGCCTTCTTTAACGCCAGGTTCTTTTGACATATTCGCTCGATAAACACGATCCCAAGCATCATTAGCATTAACATTAAATACTTCAAGAGTACCAATGGCAAAAACACAAAGATCAATAAGACCATCTACGATTTCTTCTGGATCTTTAGCTTCAATCGCGGCGAGTGTTTCGTCAAGTTCTTCTTTACACATGCTTAAACGAAAGGCGAGATATTTCTTCATCAATTCTTGATCGCCTTTGTTCTTTTCAAACCATTCTTTAACACCAAACTTTTGATGCATATCGATCATATCACTAAACCAGTTATTTTTCATAGGTCCAACTTCAGACATTTAGATTACTCCACTTCTTTAATTTTTCGCGCTTCTTTGCTGATGCTTCATACACTTTTTCAGTATCAATAATTTTATTTTCTGTTAATAGTTTGATCATACACATCAGATCTCCTATTTCTAATTCTAACATATTTCTTTCAGGTGTCAATCCAAATCTTTGAATTTTAGAACATTCTCGAATTACTTCAGCACATTCTTCCATTAAGATTGTTAAAAGCTCTTGTTGATGATCCATATTAGACATTACGGAGCGCTCTTTCTGTTCGTTCAATTTCATCTTTAAGACTTAACTTCTCTCGTTTTCGAAGTTTAATATATTCTTCTGGAGCCTTTTCGGCTTCAAGAGACTCGATCACCTCATGTACTTGTTTATGCTTATCCTTCAGCGAGGCGAGTTTAGAAACTAAAGAGTAAGTAGATTCATCATATTCTTTCATCGTTTTCTCCTGTTTAATCATCCAAAGAATCCTTCAAGTGTCATTTGTTTTTCAGCTGTCCAACCGATTGCTTCAAGAATTG